TTACAACTTATCAACCACAAAATGAATGCCATCTGTTGTTTTTTTAAATTCTTTACGATTTACAGAAGCCCCAGCAGCTTTATAACTGAAATGCACCCAAAACATATTGCCTTGTTTTTCTTGCAAGCACTGATCAACGCTAAGTTTACCAGCCTTAACCCACATTTTTATATGATTGTAAGTTGTTTGATAAGGTAAGCCAAGCCTTGTGCCATCTGTAAAAATCAATACGACTTCAAAGTCAACTGCTTCACCTGTACAATGCTGGCTTGTTTTAGAAGGGTGGTAACCTTCTTTTTCAAGCAAACTGTTTACAGTGTTGCTTCTGTAACCGCTTGTTATTTTTATAATTACAGATTTTACCACTTTGTTATAAACAGCTTTGCCCACATATTCTTCATTAAGCAAAGACCTTAATACTTCAAGCCCATATTGACAAGTATGCTTCAAAGTTTTCAAGTGTATTGCAGAAGGTTTATTTGAAGCCCCATATTTTATGGCTGTTTCTGAATATGTCAATTCTTCTTCTGTAAAATGTTCTGACAATTTACCCATTTTTTCTTTCCTTATTACTTCATGTTATGGTCAAGCAGCATATCAAGTTTATGATCTATTGATGAAAGCAGTCTGTTTGTATTGTCATTTTGAGTTTTGCAGTAATCACAAGTAACATATTCACTTCTTACTTCATCAATTCTATGGTGTAGTTTTGCATCCTCTGCTTCTGAAGCCTTTTTTAATTCTTCAATAGAAGTTTCTATTTTGGTTAAATCTTCTTTTATTGCTTCTTTGATAGCTGCTTTAATTGCAGTTTTTACTGTAAACCAACCAATGCCGCCGCCGGTTATAAATCCAAATACAGTGCCTAATATACTCATTTCATACACCATGCCTTTCTGTTCACTGTTGCCTGAAAGACATCTACAAACCAACTCATTATATTGGCTTTTATTGTTCCTGTTCCAGTGTCTTTGATAGATTCACGATACATTAATGAAGTTAGCCTTCTGTATTCAGCATTAGAAATATTTTCTCCAAATATAGGCTTGAATTTTTCTTTGTGTTCAAGAACATAATCATGCGGCAATGCACCTTTTAAAAATCTAATATCCTCTTTTGAACCAACAAAAAATTCAAGTCCGGCTGGTATGTCAGAACCGTTGTAAACATAGTTTTCTTCAATATCAATTTGAATGTCTTTAACGGTTGTTTGAATCAACAAAGAACAAGGAATTTTTGAAATAAAAGGATATTTTATTTTATCTTTTAATAATGTTGTTCTTTTGCCTGTTTTATCTGTAATAATGGTATTTTCATCACCGTCTTGAATTTGTCTTGTGTCAATATCGGGTTCAATCAGCCACTTAACACCAAGAATTTTTTCTTTTTGCCACCAAAATTTCATTGTTTAACCCTCTTTTTTGTTGTGTAAAATACAACCGGGCAAATTAAATTGCCCGGTTTAAATTCTAAATCTTATGTAAAAAACAATGCCTTTACTGCTTGTTTGATACGGTAGTATTAAAATCGTTAATTTTTCCATTGACCTGAATAATGATACAAAACCAGTTTTTCTTTATTTCTTGTTTTTGTGTGTTTTCTGTTGCAGGTTGTTTTTGAATTGAAACAACTGCCCTATTGTCATTAGATATTTGTTCAGGTGTAATTGAAGCAGTTTCAGCAGCAAAAACACTTTCACCACAAAACAATAATAATGCCAATAAAATTGCTAATTTTTTCATTTTAAATTCTCCTTATAATTTTTACACGTGTAAACATTTAGCCAGTGAAGGCTTTTTTGTAGGCTTCACCGCATTCAGTAAAGAATGTCATAAATTCCGCAGCAGACATTTCAGGGTTGCCATGCTGCAATGAAAGCAAATATTCTTCAGTAATTGGCTGTGAAAAATCAGGTTCATCATAATACAAGAAGCTATTTGCCGGTAATTTACCCATTAACTGAACTTGCACAGCATAATTGGGTAAGCAGTTGCCCACAAAATCTTTTTTGCTGCCATCTTTAAATGTAGGATAATATCTTATATATCCAACCGAAGTTTCAAAGAAATCTGTTTTGAAAGTCTTTTCAGCTTCAACTGCTAAACGGTTTTTTGTGGTAAATTCACCTTCTTCATTTACAAAATAAATGTTTTCAGTATCGTTTTTGATTGTGCTATGCTGTTCTTCTGTAATTTCAATGTAAGGTTCAGGCACTTCAAATGTTGAAGGATATGCAGCACCAATTTCACCTGTTTCTGAATCATATCTTAATTTAAGCATTTTCTATTAACCCCTCTACTTCTGTAACCGTAAAACCTAACCTGAAAATTTTTGCATTTGGATCTTCAACCCATTCTTGCTGCATTCTTTCAGGTTCTTCACCAATAACCCTGTGTGTGCTGTCATTAACACCTGCCGCATTGGCTGCCAATATTGCCGTTGTTTTCCAAATAAATCTTGTATCAAGCAGCAGTTGCAGGGCTTTTTTTGTTTCTTCAGAATCAACTGTTAAATAATTCAGATAATCCTGCTTTGTGTTTAAACTCAATGCCATTGCGTTTTCTCCTTCCTTTTATGTTAGTGTCATATACCTGTTTACTTTTTTGATAGTTGCTACAAATGGCAACTGGTTTTCATAAGCTATAAACTGATCTATCAAAACCGTTGAAGCTGTAAAAGCCACCCTTAAAGGGCTGTTTTCATCTTCTTTGAATTGAATTGTGATATACTTATCACAATTTTTTACTTTGCTTTTGTTCACAGTGAAGCCTGTAAAAATCAATTCTTTGTTTAAAATTTCTGAAATGTTTTGAATTCTTTCACCTTCAAGTTTTGTTCTAATAACCGCAAATTCTGAAAATCTATGCGGCTTGTTTGTAGTTGCGTTTGTCATCTTTTGCCATCTCCTTTAATTCTTCAAGTTGCAAACTAAGGCTTAAATTATGAGAATTTGCCCATTTGAACCAACCAAGAGTTGATGCAATAACAGATCTGAATCTATCATGTGGCATTTTTCCTGCTAAATAAGCCTTTTTTACTTTTACAAGTCGTTTTTTAACTCTTTTAACAGTGCTTTTTCTTATTAGAATGTAGTTTTTAAAATGTCTGTAACCTAAGAAATCAACACCTTGTGAAGTTTGAAATAAATCACATTTGCTTAAATTCAACTTCAGTTCTTCTTCAAGAAATTTAATTATTTGATGCTTTGCTTCATTAAGCAGCTTTTTATCATTAGAAAATAGTGCAAAGTCATCACAATAACGTAAATAGCACTTGATTTTTAACTTATGCTTGATAAACATATCAAGTTCATTCATATATAAATTGCCAAACCACTGTGAAGTTAAATTTCCAATAGGTACATTCTTTTCACCGGGTATTGATCGCACTATATCTTCTATAACCCTTAAAAGTTGCTTATCGCCAATTTTCCTTTCAATAATCCGCATTAATATATTGTGATTTATAGAAGGGTAAAATTTTCGTATGTCCATTTTCAAGCAATATTTATTTTTTCGGACAAATTCCATTATTCTTAAAGAACCCTTATGAATGCCCCTGTTTTCAATGCAAGCATAGGTGTCTTTAATAAACATCTTCACAAAAATGGGTTCTAACACATTTATTATTGCGTGTTGTACTATTCTGTCAGGATAAAAAGGCAAAACATAAATCAACCGTTCTTTAGGCTCTTTTATTGTTTTTTCTTTATAAGCACCGGTTGTGAACTCCTGTTCAACAAGAAGCCTTTTAACCTCTTTCAGACATTCTTCTTTGTGATCTTCTATATAACGCACTGCATTATATTTGCTTTTACCCTTTTTGGCTTTTTGATAAGCCCAAGCAATATTGTCATCAGCAACAATTTGTTGCCATAAATTCTTATATTTCTTAACCATATCTTCATTTCTTTTTTTTGCACTGAAAAAAGCCCTTGCTTTCGCTTACGCTACTAACAAAGGCTTTTACTCCGTTGTGTGTTTTGCCGCACTCTTACGAGATATTGACAAGGTGAACCGATCCAGCTAGGGAGTTTCTCACAAAAACTTTTCCTATATCACACACGCCCCGACTGCCGTTATTCGCATTGACCGTACCACGAGAATTATTACCATTACGAGAACGAGAGCCGCAATACGATGAATTATTCCAATTACCACCAGCAAGCAAGGCAATAGACCAGCCACCCAAAAATTTTGCGACCGATTTATCAAGCAACGATTACACGAGCATTCAACGGCTCACACACGCCCCGACCGCCGTGAGCCGCAGCGACCGTACCACGAGAATTAAAACCAGAACGAGAACGAGAGCCGCAATACGAAGAATCAGCCCAATAACCACCAGCAAGCAAGGCATAAGAAGCCCCATAAAGTTGACCTTTAGCACCTGAAAGCCCTTGAACATTAGTCCAACCACTGCCGCCATTAGCTGAAACATTATTCAGCCAGCACCATCTCAAACCTGCCATTTCCCACAAAAAATATTTGCTTATCATATACAAATTATTTGTTGCCATGTGTCCGCCTGTTGTGTCTGGGTTTGGTTGTGCCGCACCTTTTACAGCAACTTTTTCAGGTGAACCATCTGCAAGAACTGAATATTCATGATCCCAAATTAATCTTTTACCAACAAGCCGCATATCATTTGCATGATCTTCCCAAACTCGTGAATGAACGGCTGTACCACCATAGACCGATGTATCAGCCCCATCTTTACCACTTTGAGGGTATATATCACACCACAGATCAAGCAAATCACAATAAGCCATTCCATTTGGTGAACATTTCGGACGGTGTAAATTATCCCAAATACTGTTTGGAATTATTTCACCTGAATTATATCCAACTGCCGGATGTGTTGAAGAAGGGGCATTGCTTGAAGTTATGGACAAGCACATTGTGTGGAAACCGCCAATTCTTAAAACATCGCTTATTGAATAACCTTCAGGGGCTGTTGTGTTTAATGAAAATTTAACCCCCAAATCTCCTGAATCTTCAAGAACTAAAAACATTGAATAATCTTTGCCCGGCAATGGTGTGCCAGCATCAAGAAGCTGTGTAAAACTATATTCTGTATCAGATACATTTTGAAATAGTTTTGTGCCTTCAGAAGTGCTTACTTCAATAGAAGTGCCGCCTTTTATTGATATTTTTGAATGGTCAGAACCTGCTTCCAAATAATGTGTTGTTGCTGCTTTCGTTGGTATTGTCAAATTTGTCAATAAACTGCCATTCAGTGTGGGCAATTTACCTTCAGAATTTAATAATACAAGTTGATTTGCACCATTAAAAACATTGCCTTTTTTGGTTACAGTAGAATCATCAGAAGAAACAGTGTTTGAAGGGTGAAAACCATCTTCATCATAAGTTCCCATTGTAATCCAACTTGTATTGTCTGCACTTCTTCTTTTCCATACTGTATTTGTGCCGCTGGTATCCATCCAATCCATACCGGCATAAGTCAACTGTGGTTCTGTGCCACCTGTGAAATTAGTTGCAAGTGTTTCAAATGCACCGTTTAGCTGTTCAAGAAGTTCAGCACCAGTGCCATCTGCAATGCTTATACTTTTTTGCATTCCTGTTTTCTCCTTTCTTAATACCCTTGTGCAACAAAGTTGATTGTTTTTGTAATTGGCTGATCGACATTTTTAAGGCAAATGTTAAACCCTGTTGCATCAAGATTGGTGATAAATTCATCATCTCCTTGTGCTTTGTTCAGAATTGTAACTTGCAAATTTGGTGTATCGTGAAAATGCTTTTCAAAATCTACACGCTTGCCTTCTGTCGGTATTAATATAGAATTGCCAGTTTCAACAATATCTGGCACATCAATATTAATAGTGAAGTTTTCAAGTTTTGTAACAACATTAGGTGAAGAACTTGAAAGAATTGCCCTGAACTTGAACTTTCTTCCATAGTATTGACCAGCTACAAAATCCCGCCATTCTCCAAAAACTTCATCTTCTCCGGCAATAGAAATTTGAATTCTTGAATTAGTAATGAAAGCCCCAAAATCTTCAATAAACCGTTCAACTTCTGAAATTTTTGGAATTTTGCTTATTGTTGCAAAAGGATTTTCACCCAAAAAATTGTAATCAATATAAACATAGCATTTTGCAGCAGCACCAATGTCAACAGTTTGTTCACAAGTGTATGTGCCTTCTTGCATTATTCCGCCATAAAACAGCAAACTTTCAATTTCTGAAACAACTGGAATTTCAGAAACAAGCCCTTGCCCTGATAAACTCAAAATGCCATATTCGTTAATAAAAAGGCTTTTTGTTTTTTCACCCGGATAACCAAGCTCATGTTCATCAATTATTTCAATAACATTTTGAACAAGTCTTGCACCTGTAATTTCAAGTGATGCTGCTTCAGCAGAATAAACATTATAATCAGGCACAAATGCTTTTATGAAATACGTTCCGTTTCCTCTTGCTGTGAAAGTATTGCCGGCAATCCTACCTAAACATTGACCTTTACCCCATGAAGAACCTTTTCTGATTTCATAAACAACTGAACGTGTATCATCAACAGGCTGCCAAGTAAGGATATTGAAGCCATCACTGTAATAACTTGTTAAACCGGTTACATTTTCAGGGGCTTGTTTCAATGCAGTGCCTTGAATTGTATAATAATAAGGCAACACATCGCCAATGGACTGCAAACCTGCCCCAAATGAATTAAATGTTGGGCATTTAATTGCAAGTTTTTTGCCAATATCTTCTTTACAGAATGGAATTTTCAAAAAGACATCTTCATCAATTCTTGCAAATTGTGAATCTTTATAGTGTGCTTTGATTTCTGAAGAATATGCCCCCCTGTTCAAATATGATAGGTTGTAAATACCAATGTCAGTAAGTTCTGCATTTTGATATGCCATTAATTCACCATCGACATAACAAAGCGTGTTCAGCCTGTCAGCATCTTCTTTTGTGCCGCTCAACAATTCTGAATTACTCATGTTCATATCAACAGTAATTGTTTGTGTCATGTCTGGATTTTCTGAACTTTCAAGCAAATCATTTTTTAATATGCCCTGCCTGATTTGTGTGTCAATTCTTCCAAACAATTTGTAAGTAGAATCATCATCAGAAACCCAAACTTCACAACCGCCAAAAAGGTTTTGAGGTGAAGAAACACCAACCCACACTTCAAGTGTGTTTTGTGTTAATTCCATAGGTGGTTCAAATATTACAATCGGGTTGACATTACCAACCTGCTGATTTGCATTAATAGACATTGAAACAGCTTCTTGTGTTTCAATTTTTGCTGGTGAAGCTGAACCAATAACCATTTCTTCAGCTTCAATTTCAAGCTGGTTGTCATTTTCTTCTATTTTTATAATTCGTACAGGTTCACGATCAAGCCCCATTCTTTTATATGTCAATGTTACAATATCCATTGGATCTAAAAGAATATACTTCAGGGGTAATTTGAAAGTGTAAGTATTACGCACAGCAATGCCACGTTCCAATGCAAGCTGTGCTGTACGCTGTGCAATGTCTGTTGTACAAATTTGATGGGCTTTTGTTGTATCGGCTGCCCTTAATCCGTATAACTCAATATTGGCAAGGTCTTGTGCTTCAACTACTTCAATATTATATTCATTTGCCCTGTTTTTGTATTCAATTTTTACTGAATTGTAAATGTCCGCCTGATCACTTCTTGTGCATTTTACAGGTTCATCATCGTCAAGAAAATCATCTTCAGTAAGGTCATAGATTGGTGTAAGATCAGGTGTCCAAGTTTGATTGTTGCCGGTAACAGCTTCATCAGCAAGCGGCAAAATTTTCAACTTGCCCTGTGTCCAAACAAAAGTTGAATTGCATATTTCAGCAAGGTCTGTTAATGCACTTTGTGCTTCTTCTTGTGCATTATATACAGGACTAAGAAATAAATTATTCGCAATACAATATTTTGAAAATTCGTTAAATGTGTTATTGTCAATATAATCTGAAGAAAAACCTGCCCCATAAATTGAATTGCTTAAAATATCAACAATAACGTCTTTAGGGTTTGCATCCAAACCGTTTGCAATACATTTACCAGCAACTTCAAAATTATACTGTGGCACACCTGCTGAAGTAGTTAAATCAATATAACCAGCAACATAAGCAAGATTTCTGTAACTTAATGCATGATCCGGGTGTAATGACTGCATTTCACCCCAAACATTTTGATTGGCTGAGCCATTGAAAAAGGTCAGGTTTAATTGGTTTAAATTATAAACACCATCATCAAATAAAACTTGCTTTATGCTGTTGATCGTGCCAAAACACAAAGCAATAATTACCCTTGATTTATAGGTATAGCTTACAGAAGTTTGTGAAGCTCCACCCTTGCCCATTTTTACAGTTGATTTATGTTCAATCGCTGTAAAGTCAGTATTATCAATTAAATTGCCACAAATCATATTTGTGCCATATACAACTTGTTTTGTTGCACCATAAGTTGATTGTTCATATTGCAGTGCATTTATTCTGTTTTCTTGTTGTGCTAAAGTATTTTTTTTGCTACCAGTGAAACCCATCGTTTTAACTCCAAAAACTATATGTGCAAACTTCTCTGCTTTTGTTTATGTTTTGATTGTAGTTCTGTAATGTGCAGCCACGTGTGATGCAGTTATCAATCATTGTGCCTTCTGTATCAAGCACAATGCCTGCATGGTCAATTAATTTTGCATATCGGTAAAGAATCACATCACCGGGCTTTTTTTCTTTCGTTTCTGAAGCAAACTTTTTTAAGCCTTCAAGATATGTTTCTTTGCAACTGTGAAAACTAAAATCAGGGCGGTAAAATTCAGGCTGAAACAGTTTAATAATTCTTGCTTCAGCAAATACCATAATCAAAATAGTGTGGCAATCTGTTGCTTTATATGGCAACATTCCATTAATATGATATTTTGCACCAATATATTTTTTTGCAATTTCAACAACATTTTGCCGCAATTCTTCTTCATGTTCTTTTATGTATTCTTTTGAATAAGGTTCAAGTTTACTTATTCTAATTAAATCTTCATTCATTCTGTATTTACCTTTAAAATTTAACAGTGCTATCTGCTTTAGGCACAAATGGTGTGCCTGAATAATTTGCTTTGTTGTGAAATTTACTTTCACACATTGAAATAGTTTTATTACAGCCTGCTGAAACCGAAAACTTATCACCTATTGCAGGGGCATAAGGCAAAGGGGTTGATAATGTTAAAAAACCCGATTGATGCACTTTAACTGATTTTTTAACATTTATATTTTTACCGGTTAAAAAAGTTACAACACCATTTTGATAATATTCGGCGGCTTGTCTAAGCTGGCAATTAATCTGTTTTTTAGTGCTGTTTGATAAAACATAAGCATCTTCAGAAAAATTTGCCCTGTTTACCCCACAACCTGCCCCATAAAGTGCATAGCAACAAGATGCCTGATAAACCTGTGAAGGGAATGCAGCATTCAATAATTCTGTGTAACTTTTAATGCTTGCTTTTACATAAGAACCGCCAATTTCATCAACGTCAATATTGCCCACAAACAGCTTTTCAAGAACAAGGGGTTCATTATCCCAGCCAACAGCATAAAATGCAATATCAATTTGAACTTCAGCACCGTCAAAAGAACCATTTCTAAATGCTTCAACAAGTGTTATTTCTTCAAGTTTATCTTCTTCAGATGGGTTAAATTCTAAAGTAACATCATCAACGGAAAGACCAGTTGCCCAAGCCATTGAAGAACGTGAAATGCCTGCATTTTTATGGCTGAAAGTATTGCCATTAATGGTAATGTCAAAATCCGCACTTGTGAACCTCAATACAGTGCCATTTGTTAATTTGAATGTATAAAGGTCTGCAAGTCTTAATTTATCGCTTTCAAGCGTTGCTAAAAAATTAATTAATTCATCACTAGCTTGTTTCATGCTTTCACCGTTTTCATAGAAATTTCTATGCTTTCCCAAAGTCCATCCCACGTTCTTGTAAGTTCAATTTCATCATTGTCAAAACGTACCCTGAAATAATAGTTTCCTGTCCACGTCAAAACACTATCTGCCGGCGGTGGACTGTCAAAAGTTACAACACCGTAAGGATCAACAGAAACTTCTGTTGTTAATACTCCATCAATAAAAATTTGCGGAATTTCAACAATTCCGTTGACTGGTTCAGCCCAATAAGGGTGATTTCTTACAAGCTGAAAAACAGTTTGTTGCCCATTACCAAGCCCAAATGTCTGATTTTCAACACTGTTTTCTGTGTCATCAAAGTATAAGAAATCATCGAAAGAACCGCCCACCGCATTAAAAAAGCCCTGTAAGCGTTCAATATCGCCTTTGTCAAGCTGCCACTTTGAAGTGTTATCTGTAAGAAAATTATATGTAAGTGAAATTTTATAACGTGGATATTTCCATTTTTGAATTCGGGTTTCACGTCCACTTTCACTTTCGTATGTTTGAGTATTCCAAACAGGGGTGATCGTTTTCTCCCACGACCACCCCTGAAAAGAAGGAAATACATAATTGCTCATAAATTAGCCCCCTAACGGTGCAAGCTGTCTTTTCTTAACACCTTTTTGAATGTTGCCATGTATGAATTCAGTTAAATCACCAACACGCTGTTTGAAGTCTTTTGTGTCAATGGCTTGAATAACAACTGTTGTTGAATAGCTGTTTTGTGTTGTGCTTTCACCGTTTCCATTCAGAGAATTTAAGTTTGGTTCAATTCTTCCGTTTCTGTCAGGAATAAATAATTCAGGTCTTTTTTCACCTACAATGTAGGCTTGCCCCTTTTTAACTTCACCGCCCTTTTCTCTGAATTGAACAGCCGAAGCAGCAAGCATTTGCCCTGCTGCAATTCCTGCACCTGTTGCCATAGCCGCTGCCGGTGCAAGCATCCAACCAACAAAAGGAATAGCTGCTGCTGAAGCTGCTGCAAGTGCAACTGCAAGTTTACCAACTGCCACTGCTGCTGTTGTGGCGGCTGCACCAACAACAGCCATTTCTGCTGCAAGCATTACTGAAACAGGTGCAAACATCATTGCAAGTGGTGATGTCATCATCAATGCAGTGTTTAAAATGCCCATACTTAATGCAGCTAATGCAGCAGAAGCCGCAGTTACCGCAGTTGATAATGCAATGACAGGCATTGAAAGTGCAACTGCACCACTTGAAGCAGCCAATGTTGCCATTGCCCCTGCCAATTTCATTATTGGATTAACAACAAATGTAACGGCTGAACCCAAGCCGGTCATTGCACCTGCTGTGGCTGTTGCCGATGCAGATGTAACACCAGCAGAAGTTGCTGCTGATTGTGCCACAAGTGTATTACTTGCAATGGTTTTTGTATTGCTTAAATGCAGCAATCTATCACACCAAAGTTTTACAGTGGTGAATGCTCTTGTTGTTGTAATTAATGACATATTGTCTTTAATCCAACGTGTTACCATTTCGCCGCACATATCGCCAAATGAACCCAAAATGTTATTGAACAAGGAATTGGCGGCATCGGCAAAAGTCATTTCTCCACTTATAAGCCCTGAAAGTGTGTTGCCCCATTCAGAAGCAAAATCATCAGCAAACCCTTTTATTTCTTGATGTTGATAATTCCATAATTCAAGTGCTTTTCTATTTGCCTGCAAATTGTAATTTTCCATTACTTGCTGGCTTGCACGTTTAATTTTTACTTCTTCAGCGGCATTGCCTTCAACAAGTTTTAATTGTTCTTGCAAAGCAGCTTCTTCAAGTTTTTTCTTCTGATTAATAAAATTAATTTCAAGCTGAAGAAGCTGTGTTTTTGAAATTCTTCTTCTGTCATATTCAAGTTCAAGCATAGCCATTTGGTTATCAATGCCCTGCTTTGCAGTAGTTAAATCATCAACAACCTGTTGTGAGCGTATAGCCTTTTGTTTCGCTTCATATTCTCTTTCAAGTTGCAATTTTTGTGCCAATGCTTGTGCATATTCTGAAGTGCCTGCTTTTGCAGCATTTATTCTTGCATTTGCCTGTTGTAAATTAATCTGATAAATTTCATCTTCTGTTTTTTGTGTTTCATATTTTTCAACTTCAAGCATTGCAATTTTGTAGTCAAGGGCTTCTTTTTGTCTTGCCTTTTCTTCTGCTGCTAGTTGTTTTGCAGTTTTTGTTTCGCCTGCCGCAGTGCTGGTTGACCTTCTTGCAACAGGTTCTTCAGCTTGTAATGAAGTCAATTCATTAACAATGGCTTCACGTTCTTTTTTAACTTTTTCAAGTTCTTTATTTATTGCATCTTGATCACGTTGCAAAGATTTACTTACACCCAGCCTGCCCGGATTTTCCTGAATAGGTGTGCCAAATCTTGCAGCCGCCATAAGCTGTTGCTGGTTATATGCAGCAATACCACGTTGTACTTTTTTATCAATTTTTGCTTTTCTTTCAGATAATTCTTTAACTTTTGCAAGTGTCATTTCATTTGCAATTTGTTCAGCAGTTGCTTTTGAAATTTGCCCTTTTAACCTCAATTCTTCTTTCAGTTTATTGATATAATTGGGGTATTTTTCGGTTAAATATTCAATAGCCTGATCAAGTCTTTTGGTTTGTTCATAGTCAAGATTTTTTGCCCCCTGAAGTTCCTGAATTGTCCTTATTGCTTCAGTAGTTTTATTGACATTTTCATCTTGCTTTGCATTAAGTTCTTCAATCGCATTTGCCGTTTCGTGAATAGATTGTTGATATTTCCACCAAGCGGCAGCCCCAGCACCTAAAACCACAGTAACCCATGTAATAGGATTTGCAAGCATTGCAACAGTCAATGCCCTAACCTGAACGATTGTAGCCGTTATTGCTGCCCGATATTGTACCAGTGCCAATGCGGCATTCCCTTTTAAAAGGTTTGCAAACGCTAAATGGTAAGCTGTTGTTGAAGCTGTTACAACCCCTAAATTTCTATATGCAAGAATAAGCCCTGTTACAGCTTTACTGGTCAAAGGAATTGCAACAGCAAGTGCTGCAATCGCAATACTTGCGTTTTTAAGTCCATAAACAGTGGATTGATTAACAGAAGCCCATGCTTTAAAAGCATTGATATTTTCAGTTATTTTTTCAATTAATCTTGTAGTTTCAACAATTTGTTCTTTGATTGCAGGCAAAGCCATATCTGAAATTGAACGTGTCATCAGCGTGTAAGCATCAGACATTGTTGAAGTTACACCTTCCAATGTTTGGCTTTGTTGTTCCATCATTCCATGAAATCTGCCACCTTCAGCAGTTGCATTTCTGAAAGCCTGTTGCACCATATCAACAGAAATTTTGCCTTCTTCCATTTCTTTTTTCAAAACTGCCATTGATTTGCCAGTTTCTTCAGAAATCTGTTGCAAAGGGTTGAAGCCAGCATTGACCATTTGAAGCATATCTTGCCCCATCAATCTGCCAGCAGATGACATTTGTGCAAATGCCAATGTCATTGAACGCATTTTTTCTCTGTTTCCGCCTGAAATATCACCAAGCATTTGCAAATCGGGCAATAAATCTTCTAATTGAATCCCAAAGTTTAATAATACCCTTGAAGCATCAAGCAAATCTTGTGTTTCAAATGGTGTTACATTTGCCATATCTTGTAATTGATTGACCAGTCTGCTTGCTTTTTCTGCATCACCCAGCATTACACCAAATGCAACTTGTGCTTGTTCAAAATCTGAAGAAGCCTTTAGTGCATTTTGTCCGATATTTAACAAAGTTGCACCAACACCCAATGCAGCAATAGAACTGAAGGCGGTTGAAAGCAAATCAACACTTTTTCTTGCTTGCTGCATACCTTGTTCAAATTGGGTTTTGTCCAAATTAAGTTTTACTGCAACTTGTCCTGCTGTTACACTCATGGCTTCTCCTTACAAAATTTTCATTGCTTCTTGTAATGACATTTTTTTACTGCCTGAATTTTTCTTTGTTTTGTTATTCGTGTTTATGCTGTTGACTTCTTTGTCTATGTCAAGAAGTTCAACAATTTTTCTATGCGTAGCAGTCCAAAAAACCACTTCAGGCAATCTTAAATGCGTGGTTACGGCATAATATAAATACGCATAATCTATTTCATAGATTTTTTCTTTTTTGCAGCCTTCTTTGTTGCTGCTTCTACCGGCTTTTTTTCGGCTTCAGCCTTTGCAATATCTTGTGGCTTTGGTTTTGGCAGGTATGCTTCCATCGCTTTTACAACCTGATCTGTTGCAGCTTGTAATTCCGCCAGTGATAATTCAAGAATTTTTTCTAAGTCCATTGTTTTTTCAACTTTTAATGGATCAGCTGCATCAAAGGGGGCAAAAACTATTGTTGAAGCCCAAATGCCATAAGCAATAAATTCAAGTTTTTTGTCCATTAAACCTGTAAGCAGTTGATGTTCTGAAATGTTGAAAGTATTTCTTAATACTGCAAAATTACGCAGTTTAAATTCACAATTCCATTTTTCGCCAAAAAGTTCCATTTCTAACTTTGGCACAACTATTTTGTCAAGTGTCATCTTTATTTCTCCTGTTTTTACACAAAAAAGAACCCGGTGTTTTAAGCCGAGTTCTTTTTTAATAAATTAATTACTTTTTATTATTATAAATCATCAGAAGGGCTGTCATTTGCCCCGATTGCTGTTCTAGTTTCATTTGCTGTGATTGTTCTGAAAGCCTTGTCTTTTTTTCTAATAACTCCTTGACCTTCAAAAGAACAAGTCCAATAATCATCAGCTTTTGAAACAACATCAAGAAAACCTTTAACACAGAATAATTCCATGTGAAGGTCTGCTGCTTCACCATTAATGAAATCGGTGTCAAATTCAAGATTGAATAAAACCGGCACATCTGATGCTTTATCTGTTACAGTAACAATTTGGTTTGGTGTTGTTCCGCTTTCAGTAAGTGTTGCACCATTAATTTTTGCAATAACATCCAAAGGAATATTGACTGATTCAAATTTTACATCATAAGCCTTTTTGAAAGTCATTGAATCTACTGTTGTAAGCCCAGCAACAGCTTCTTTTGTTTCACTGCTAACTGTAACTTCCATTGAACTAAGTTCCGGTAAATCCATTCTTGTGCCTATTGTATAAGTTTCAGTTGTGTTTGCTGTAACTTCTGCAATTTTTGCATTAGAAATACCAAGAACATTTTGTTGTTTTGATAACGGCATTTTCTTTTCTCCTTTCTGCCTTTGTGCTAAAAAGCTGTAACTGTAATATTAAATACCCATACAAATCTTTGTTGTGTGTCTTTCTCAACAAAAAACGGTTGTTGTGCTTCAACAATTCGCATTTTTTTATTGTTTATTGTTGAAATTCTAATTGGCTTGTTAGTAACAAGTGCTTTAAATATTGCATTTATCTTGTTTTCTGCTTGCCTTGCATCTTTTGAAAGAACTTTTATCTGAATTGTTGGTGAATCTCCAAGCACTTCACGATAACCGCCATAAATCCAAAGGCATACAATTTCATCATCAGAAGTTGTAATATTAAACTTACATTCTGAATCAGTAATGACTTTTGAATTAATCAAATGTGTTCTTATTTCTTTTAAAATGTCTGTCATAGCCTTTTCAGTTGCCTTTCAACAAGTTTTGGAATAACATCTTGTGCATTTTGCAAACCTCTTTCAAGAAATTTGCTATGGTTTTTATTTTGTTCATGTTGTTTGTAAGCATAAGGGGTGTTTGCAGTAACATAAACAGATAGTTCATCACCCTGTTTGGTTGCCATTACATTTGGCTGGTTTTTATCGGATGAAGTTTTTGCTTCTTCAAATACTTCATCAAGGTTTGGTGTGCCGCCTTCTGTAACACAAATTGACCGCTTTAATGTACCTGATAATACAGGGGCAATTTTCATTGCTTCACCGCCAGCAACTTCACCGCCTTGTTTTAAACCCTTCATTGCCGCAGCAATTACTTTGTCAGAAGCAGTTTTTCCAAACCACTTAACATCAATATCAAATTCAGTTTTCATTTTACCCCCTTTTAAAAATATGCCCGATAACCTTGTAAATTATTATCAAAATCATATAAAGGATTGGCTGAAATAACTTTGTAGTCAGTGCCATTTAAATGAATTAAATCATCCACTTTAACTTCTTTGTCAGTGATAATGTTGCCTTCTGAAGTCCTTTGTTCACCGTTGCTTGCAATAATCAATTTGTTTTTGTATGTAATACAGCATGGAATGTCTTTCATATCCTCAACAACTTTTGGCATTGAATATTCATCAGTGCCATCGGTTCTTTTTAAATTAAATTTTTGTGTGTACAAATGAGAATAAAACATTTAAACCACCCTTGCTGATTTTATTAAGTATTTATCAATGTATTGTGTAGCTTCAGAACAGGCTTCAAGCAATAAATAATTGCCATTATATGAAACATTGCCACCGCCAATATTTATGCTACTTATACCCAGCCTTTGATTTTTAATGTGAACAGATTTGCCTGAAAGTCCTGCATATTCAGCAACAAAAAATGCCTGTTCACAACAAGCACAAATCATTTCTTTTGGCATTTCTATCAAAATAAGACTTTTGCCATTTACTTCAATAGCATTGGCTTCTGAAGTGTAGGTTCTTTTTGAAAGAAAATTCGGTTTAAAATATCGAGGAAATGCAAGCGGTTGATCAAGTGAAACAGGAAAACCTTCATATTTTAATGTGTTTAATTTTCGTGTTGCTTCCACAAGAACTTTTGCTTTATCTTCTTCATTTAATGTTTTCCACTGTGAATCATCAAGTTTTGTTGCAAAATATTGTTCTGCTTCTTCTACTGTGCAATAAACAGGATATTCAATATCATTTATTTTTACTGTTTTAGTCATTTTTAAAAATCCTATAATTGAGAAAAACAAGGGCATATTGCAGCCCTTGTTTTGAGATATAACAACAAAAGTTAAGCAAGCAAATGTTTGAACTGTACAACCTTAATATGTTTAGGCTGGTATGCTCTTTCCCAATTTGTGCCTGTTGCAAATTCTGCATTGGTTGGTGATACTCCTGACGGTGAACCTTTAAATTTAATACCACGTGGGTGGATTAAATTCTTTCTTCTTGAAATCAAGATGTCATTGCCAGCAAGGGCTTCTCTATCTGTTTCAAGTGCAGGGTAATCAGGTGTACCTTCACCAAGTGCAACAGCACCTGCACCAAATAAGTAAGTGGTGTAAACTGTTTTTGTTGTTTGGTTCGGTGATTGCCCTTCAGTGATTTTTTCAACTGGTAATTCATCATTGACAATTACACGTTTATCACCATAGTAAGCAAGCGGTTTGCCACCTTCAGAAGGTTTGATATAGTCAATCAAATCATCTTTTCTTAACTTACGTTCTGTTGCAGAGTGCATCATAATGGCTTGAAGCTGTGAACCTCTATCACCAAGTTTGCCTTCTGCATCAATTAAGGTGTCAGCATTTGCAGTTCTGTCAGCAGCACTTGTTCCGGCAGTAATGTCAAGAACAAGGTCAGCCATTGAAGTTGCAGCGAATGCCCCTTTTAGAATAGAAAGAAGGATTTTTTGATATTCGCCATCCCAATATGCCCCAATTCTTGAAGCAATAACTGCCATAGGGTCAGCATTCGGATCATTTGCTTGAACTTTTGCAAGCTCTTGAACAAGGTCATTCACCTTAAATGCCTTACCTCTGTGGTTAATTGCAGCTTTATCAAGACCAGTGCCAATGTCAGTTGTTGAAAGTTTGGTTGAACCATCTGTTGGTAAAACTTCAGAATCGCCTTCCAAATCTTTCCAAAATGGCATATTAACGGTTGTACCTGTTGCATTTGCAAGGGCATCAAATTCAGCACTTCTTGCCATAATGCCGCACTGTACCAAGTTTGAATTGTAAGTGGTTTGTTCCAACGCATAAGAAACAACTTTTTCAATATCAATCGGTAAACCACTAATTGTTACAATAGTTCCCATTGTTTTTTCTCCTTATGTTTTAATGTATTACTTTTGTTTTTTTACTTCACACCTGCTTCAGCTTTAAACTTTGCTGCCAGTGTTGGATCTGATTTTTCAAGCAAATATTGCTTTGTCAGGTTTAAAGTTTCTTTTTTGTATGGGTTTGGCATAGAAGAATTGTTGAAAACACCCGGATTGCTGCCACCGCCACCCACATTAAAATTCACTTTTAATTCAGGGTATTCTTCAGCAATCTTTTTCACAGCTTCTTCAAGATTTTCAGCATCTAGCTGAACCAAGTTCATTGCTTTATCTTTTAAGCCTGATTTTTTAAGAAGTTCTGCAACTTGTGCTTTTTTCTCGTAGGTAGCAGCCTTCTTTTGTGCTTCTTCAAACTTTGCTGTTAGTTCCTTATTAGCGTTCACAATCTCTGTGATTTTCGCATTGATAACATCAGTTTCTTTTACCTCATCAGGTTTGAAGCCTAATGCTTCAGCAAGAATTTCTTTCAGTTTTTTGGTGTCTTTCAAATCAATTCTTTTTGCAGCATTTTCTTCATTTAACTTTTTGATGTGGTCTTTGAACTCTGCTGTTGTGTCTGCTTTTGCTTTTGTAACAGCTTCTTCAATCATTTGTTGAACCTGTTCTTTTGTGAAGGTTTCTGTGTTGTTTTGAGGTTCTCCCCCATTGTTTCCAGTTCCGGGCATCTCGCTTTCTCCTTTACTTTTTATGTATTACAACCAAGCCTGCTGAATCACTCAACACGCTTGACAATTTCGCATAGAAAAGAAGCCCCTGAAGGGCTTCTTGAAAATCAAACTATCACAAATTAAAATAAATCAATTAAAAAAAATTACTCTCCAATAATTATGCCTTCAATAATACATGGTAATTCAGGTTTTTTAATATCGGGGTTTGTTTCACTGTAATAATCCCAAATATTTGTTTTTAGCTTTTCATTAAGAAAGTTTCTTTCTTCAACTGAAAGTGCCATATATTCTTTATTTGTCATATTAAATTCGGTTAGGTCATTAGGTAGTTTTATCATAGTTCTTTTAATTCCTTTACATACAATGTAAACAAACTTTCAAGTGATTTCAATAGGTCAGGCACATTTTCTTTAAGAACATTTAAGGCTTCTGTGCAGTTATTTGTTCTTAAATAAAAATATTGTGCAAAAATTTCAGCTTCTTTTTTGCCATATTGTCTGAAATACTTTGCCCCATGTCCTGAAATTGCATAGCTTGCTTTATCAAACATATTGCCGTTTGTAAGGGCATCAAATATGTCAGACAATGCACACCAACCATCTTTTCTTTGAGCTTTGAAATTTGTTATGCCATTAGGCAATTTGTACTTTTCTTTTACTTCTAAAAATTTATTTGCAACAGTTTCAGGGAATTTGTCAATTCGCTTAATCCTGTGTTTTTCAACGACATTTTCAAGTTTTCGGCTGTAATTGCTGTAACCTTTAGAAGAAGCCTTTACAAGCCCATAATCTAAGGAATGCCCAAATTCGTGCAAGAATGTCATTTCATTATCTGCTGAAATAATGCTTGTTGCTCTGTTGAAATATCCCCTTCCTTTGTCATTGATAATTTCAACAGCAGGCAATTTGTGAATATTGGCAAGAATGTCAGCAGTTTCATTGTCTATTGTTGCCGATTTAAAAGCATTTCTTACAAGCGTATCATTGCCGGTATAGGCTGCAAGAACATCATTAATTGACCACTTTTCATTTTTATCAGTTTGTTTTATTTTTTCACGCTGTTTTGTAGGTGGTTTGTCAATTTCTTTTAATTGTGTACCCTTATTTTTGCCAGCTTCTATTGCTTCATATTCGGCAATAACAGCAGCAGTAACACCAAAGTGATGAATGCAGTTAGGGTGAAATAGCCCTTGTGCTTTTGCTGCATCAAGCGTTGTGTAGCCTTTTGTTTTACCTGTAAGGCTTAATATTGCATCTTCAAAAGGCAAACAGGGGCTGTTTGGAAATTCTGATTTTCCGTTAATTTGTACAAGATCACCCATATCATCAAAAGTGTCAAGAATTGCATTTTCTGCCCCTTTTCTGTACGCTTCAGCGGATGTTGTTCTTGCAACAAGTTCTGCATAATCTGCCATATTTACCATTGCATGAAGTGTGCCGTCTTTTTTGTAATATGGCACTTTGAAAATAGAATCTTTCAAAAAGGTTTCTTGAAAATCCCTTATTGCTTTTTGCCATGTTATGTTGCCATTTACAACACCTTGTATTGAAGCAAGTCCAGTGCTTCTTAAATCTTCATTGTCAGGAAAGAATTTCAGAAGTTTCTTCAAAATAGCCTGTGTGTCATTGAAATTTGTTCTTTCAAAATATTCAATACAATCACGACCGATGACATCAACGACACGTTTTAAAGGTTTGTAAGTGTTGATTGCAAGGGTTTTTACAGCTTCTTTGTGAATACCTGCAAATTGTGCATAAGTTGCTGCTTTTACAGGTGTAAACCTTATATGTAATTGTTTGAATGCTGTTTCTTGCCCTTCAATCCCCTTTTTATATATGCGTGAAGTTGTGTCTTTTGAAAAGAATTGAAATTTTTTATCAAGTTTTAGCAGTTCATTTTCAACATTTTCTTTCAACTGCTTCAGGTGTGTTGCATCATGCCCCTTAATAGCAGCTTCAAGAAGCTGTTTTTTTATCTTTGTTAAACTGTCATTGTAATATCTCAACAATAACAGTTCATTTTCATTGATATAACTGCCAAATTTGTCCATTTATCATTCTTCTTTATTCTCGTTTTCAACTTCTTCTGTGTCTTTGTCAGAATCGCCTTCATCTTTTGGGAATAAGTCATTGACATCAAGAACACTTTTCTTCTTTTCTTCTGTTGCAATTTCTCCAAGTTCAGTTTCAAGGGCTTCACCCTCAATTTGTTGAACATAAGCAACAGCAGTTTTGCGGCTCATTGTTGTTGTAACACCTGCTTTTTGTGCTGTTTCAGCACGTTCATTAATGTCATCAACAAGCCCATCTTTCCAAGTGATTGAATAATCTGAAAGGGTTTTGCCTTCAAGCTGTGCAGCAACAGAAAACACCCTTTTGATACTTTCATCAAAATCTTCAGCCAATGCCCCTGCTTTTGATAGCATTCTTTGCATTAATCGTTTAAGGGCAACACCTGAAACAGTGCTGCTGATTGTTTGGTTTGGATCAAATAAAACAGGGCTTACAGAAGAAAGCATATAAAAGAAAAACATTAATTGTGAAACATATTCCTTGATTGCTTCATGCTGCACTGTCCACGTTACAACACCCGGTGGGTTTGCTTGATTTGCACCGCTTAACATTGGAATATATGAATTTTTTTTGATTTGTCCATTGTCATCAATGGCGGTTGCCGGACCATATTTTAAATTGCCTTGTTCTTCTAAATCTTTGCCGTATTTAGTCAAGTGTAATTCAATTTGAGATATAACAGGGTTGATGTCGGTGTAATCATCTTCACCAAGTCCATTTTCACTGTCAGAAGCATTGCACACTGGAATGATTAAAAAATCATCAACCTTTGTTTCTTCAACTGGTTTTAAATCTTTGTATCTGTCCAGTGTTTTCAATTCAACTTCTTGTTTTATTTTGCAAGAATTTTTATCAATAATAAACAGCTTGTGTTCAATTTTACCGATTGAATGAATTTCAACTTTCAAATATTGCACTTTATTTTCAACAAAAGAAAATGCCAAAACGTGATAAATAATATCGTTAATATTATCAGGATTTACAACCGGGAACCACAAACGAGGTGAAACAGCTTCAATGACAGCTTTGCCTTCAACGGCTCTGATTTTATATAAGCCTGTGCCATAACGTGAAGCATCAATGGCAACTTTTTTTGAAGTTTTCCAAAAACGGCTATTTTTTATAAGGTCAGCTAAATAAGAATCGGTTGTTTTGTCTGCCTTTGAAATAGCCGGCTTTTCAGAAAAAAGCAAATCTGCCCACAATTTTGAAACAGACCTGTACAAATTGACAAAAACCCTCTTAACTGTTTCATTGACTTCTTGATCAGGATATACGACTTTTAAAAGTACATCCAAAACATCCATGTGGTCATTGACATATAAAGAATGGTTTAAGTCATACAGTGCAATTCTGTCTTTTTCTGTTTCGGGAAGCCAATCTTGTCCCGGTTGTAAAAATGATAAGTTATTAAGCATTTGTTAATAAGTCCTTTTGTCGTTGAATTTCTTCTTTTAAATCTGTTACAAACTCTTTTCTTAGCCGTTCACGTCTTAACCCAGCATATTCATTGATTTTTTCTTCAAATTGTTCAAGCAATTCAATATATACTGTGTTATTTCCGCCTTTTAGTGCTTCAGCAAGTTTTTCTTCAAGTTCTTTAACTTTTGCATTAAGGTCAACAATTTGTTTGCCTGCAATTCCTGCTTCTGTGTTTGTGTGTTCAACAAGTTTTTTAAGTTCTTCTTTCGTTGAATCAAGTTCTTGTTTTATAGCTGTGTTTTCTTCTCTTAATCTGTTGACTTCATCAACAGCAGCTTTCAATGCTTCATCTTGTGAAATTTCTTCAGCATTTTCAGGCACTTCAACTGCTTCAAGGTTTTCTGCTTTTGCAGTGGTTTCTTCAGTGGTTGCATTTTCTGCAACAACTTCTGTTTTTACTTCATTTTCTGCATTTACAGTTTCTTTTTGTGCTGTTTCAACAGCGGTTTCTTCTTTTTTTGCCATTTGTTTTTCTCCTTTATAAGTTAATTCCAAGTGTTTGCAATGTCTTAATTATTCCTTTTATATAAGAATTGCCATTAAAATGTTTAGTTTTTACACCAACAAACTGCAATAAGTAATTCCACACTGTTGCTTTGTCTGCAAAAAGCCTTATATCAGCACAACCCCTTAACTGGTTTTTGCTCTTACTTGCCAAAACCAAATTTGAAAGCGTTGTTTTGCCGTTTTTACTGGCTGGCTGCAAATGTTCAAGAGAAACAGTGTCTTTTGTCAATAAATCACCATAAAAGCCATACTTAACACTTTTCAGCCTGCCCTTTTGCCATTCGGTTTTCAATATGTTTGAATAACCAAATGAAGGCTGTGTTTTTACTGGTTCTATTTTCAATATCTAAGCCCCAAAATCTCTTTTTTATATGTGTGGATTGGATAACGTAAAACACCATCAGCAGCGTGGTCTTTACCTATAAAAACAGTTTCACTTCCAAAACCCGGTTCATCTTCTTGTGGATAACGTAAAGTAAGAAGTTCATTTTGTGTATTTGGGCAATTAGTGCCAATTCTTATTTTGTCTTTTCTGAAACAGGTTCTTACAGTATTACACCCTGCTGCAATTTCTTTTTCTGAAGCATAAGCATTTAATTTGGCAAGTTGCATTTCTTCAATTCTGTCAGGTTCTGCTGAATCACAGAAAATATAATTGAGGTCAACACCCAAATCTTTTTGCTGTGCTTTAAACCAGTTAATAATATCCGCAGTAAGTTTGCCCTTGTAATAGAACTCTGAAGCAAGGTGAAAATCATTATTTCTTGTAACACCCCACACACCTGCTGCCATTTCTGCTGAATACCCCCAGTCAACACCGCCAATAAATTCTTTGTATAAACCATCGGCAATATTTTGCCTAAATTCTTCAGGGGTTATAATATGCGTGTCTTTGTTAAATTCAGGATAAACAAGCCCTTCTGCAATAACCCACAAGCCCTTAATCATCCTGTCATAATAAACACCGCTGAAAGATGCCTTGACGTGTTCAATATATTCTTTAGGCAAATTAAGATTGTCGGTTAATTCAAAAAACAGATATTCAAAAACATCTTGTTTGGCTTTGTTTGCAATCCAATCAGTATATATGAAGTGCAAAATGTCTGCCGGGTTAGTTGTTGCAAATATTTTGCTGTTTTCTACTGATAAACGAGTTATGGCAAGGTTGACAAATGCCCTTGTGTGAAGGGTTAATTCATCAGCAAGCCATAAACTGAAAGTATCACCCCAAATTGCACCTTCATTGCCTTTTTTATTCGCACCGGCAACACGTATATAAGCATCATTTTTTGAACCTAAGACCGCCTTGTCAACAATAAGCCTGCCATCAGTTGAATTATAATCACAATGCTTTTTGCCGCCGTATAATTCCATTAAATCAAGCAAAACATTGTTGTAAATCGTTTCTTTTGATTTTCCTGAAATTAAAATTTTGCCTTTATCGGCTCTTTGTGGAATGAGTTCTGCCGCAGCTTTTGCAATCTGTGTTACAGTCTTACCTGAACGCACTGAACCTGAAAGAAGTGTGAAAAATTTTAAATCATCATAAGACCTTAACATTAAATCAAGGTGTTTTCTTGACCATTTTGAAGTTGTCCAATCAATCATTGTTTTCATCCCTCATTGATTTTTTTAGGCTTTCAAACATTTGCTTAATTGGCAATTCTTCTTGCTGTTTTTCGGGTTCTTTTGGGAATATTACATTGCTAATTGCTTCTTTTTCTTCTTTTGTTGCAATCATTTTATAAAGTGCAATCTGAAGTGCCGGTGATTTACTTTTAAACCACTTTGCCCTTAAACCTTGCTTTGTAATAATACGCTGTTTATTAATTGCATCTTTTAATGTGTCTAATTTGTCTAGTCCATAATTATAAAAAGTTGCCCTTGAAATTGGCAAAAAAGCAATCAAATCTGTAATAAAAAGAATATTGGCTTCTGCAATAATCCTTAAACATTCTTTAACCAGTGCATCATATTCTGCTTTATCAATCGGCAAATTTTTTTGTTTTTTTTCAGTCATTTCAACATCTCGTTTTCTGCATCTCGCCTTGACTTCCAAAATTCAGAACATGTGCAGCCGTTAATTCAATTTATATATTCTAAATAATCGCTTATATGTTCCCTTAAAAATTCGTCAAATTTTCTATTCAAAATAAATTCTTTCATTGCATCATTAAAAAATTCAAAATCTTCAAGTTTGCAATTAAATCTTGAATGCCTTGCTTTTATGTTGCCTTGCTTGTCTTTTTCACTCCAAATTAAGACAGCGTTTTCAATCTGTCTTTTCTGTTTGAAATTGATTTCAACAACAGCTTGCAGCCATTCCAAAAATTGTTGTTGCCTTGATTTATAATCAACAACATTTGAAAAATTATCAATCTTTTTAAGCATTAATTATTTACCACTCTGCATTCTGAATGAATAATGTCAGGAATCCACTTACCATTCACATATTTGTTTCGCCAACTGTCTTTTTGGGGTAATGATGCAAGATATTTTGCACGTTGTTTTTCGGGTGAAATAGCTTGACCATAAACAGCCGGCATGGTTGTTGCACAAGCAATTAATGGTGTAGGGCAAACTTGTGGTTGAATTTTTAATTTTTCTTGATTTTCAATAAGAAAAATGTCTGCTTCCTGTCCTTTTAATTCTTCTACTTCAAGCAAACATTTTCTGCCGTTTTTTCTTCCAAATCTTTTAATTTGTACACGCTGCAAACCGCATTTTTTACAAATACAACTTTCAACAGTTTCAGTGAAAACCCTTTGTTCATTTACAAATTTTTTAATAAGTGGCTTAACAGTGTATGTTTCTATACACCAATATGTTGTAACATCATTTTTCTTATATTTTATTCCACAACATAAAAAAGCCACAAATCACCCTCATTTTAGCAATGTAGATCTTTCAGGTGAAAAACCCCTTGCCACTTATCATTATAACGCATGTTTCACTGTCCAGATGGACAGTCTTTCAAAAATCGCTTGACAATTAACAAAAAGAAGCCTATTTTCAAGGCTTCCTGCTCTTTTATTATTCTTCACATATACTTTGCCAATTCTTGTTTTGTTACTTCTTTAATCAATAATGCCCGGCGGTTTTGCGGCACTTTGTCAGGTATTCTGTAAACCTTGTATATTTTTTCAAGGTGATATTTTATATTTCTGATTGAATAGTGCAATTTTTCCGCTATCTGTGCATTTGTTTTGCCTTCCACTACCATTGCAAGAATCGTGTTTTGGGTTTCATTAAGTGCTGCTGCCATCCCCTTCACCCCCTTTGTTATACAAACAAAGTGTGTAACCCATTATTGCACCACTCATCATATATGCTGCCGGTTCACATTCTTTGTTTTGTTCCTTCAAATCATCAATAAATTTTTTAATTGAAGCATTTAAAAAAGCAATGTTGCCTTTGTCAGTCATCACTTCCTTCATTGCTTGTGCATTCAATCTTCTGAAGTGTTCAATTTGCTGTTCTGTTAATTCTGCCATGTTAATCTCCTTTGTGTTTATATATTTCTACTGTTAGCCACTGGTCAATAAAAATTCTTAAATTGTCCGGTATTTCATACCAATCAATGAAGTAATTTTTCTTTAATGCCGTACAAATCACCATATAAATGAAGTAATTCAACAAAACTATCGGCAATGTTAATATGACAAGTGCCTTATGAAATTTTTTCATTCTTCTTTACTCCCAATTAAATTCTGTATATGGTTTAAAAAATCATAATAATCATTTTGGGTGTGGCTACAAGGATTTTTTTTATAAAAAGCTGTCATGCTTGATATTTGAGAAATTATATTGTCAAATTTTTGGCTTTTGCTTATTTCCTCTTTTAATCTTTGTTCTAAAACCCTGTTTCTTTTCTGTTCTTCATCACGCAAAAAATAAGCATTTTTTAACTCTTTTTCTTTGTTGCTTTCTTCTTTAATAGTCGCAACCAATGCAAGAATCGCATGTGCCACTGCTGCTGTTACATAAATTTGAGCAGTTGAAGAATCCGTTGCTTGTGTCATATCCTGTTCTACAAGCTCAATTAAATTTTCTGAATCAAGTTTTACTTTCACTTTCATTTTATATTCTCCTTTAATAATAGTTATATTTGGGCGGTTCATAAGGTTTTGTGTCAAAAAGCTGCTGCTGCACTTCAGGGGCATTGCCTTTAAGAATTTTATTGAAACAAGCCGCCGCAATTTGCATCAATCTTATTTCTTCATCCGCCTTTTCTTGTGTCATTTTGCCTGCTTTTACCCACTTTGGATATACATTCACACGCAGTGCAGCTTCTCTTGCACAACAATCTTTTAATTTTCGTATTGTTTCAAAGTCCATTGCCGCCCCCATTCCATTTTTTATTGCTGTGCTTTTCATAATCCGCAGGGGCTTTTGTACTCATTAGCCATTCTTTTATTGATTGAACGCAGTTTACTTGACGTAAACAACCCATATATGCACCCATACAGAAGCCGCAGCCTTTGGGCTTTACTTGAAAAAGCATTTCTGCTATTTCATCAACACTCATATTTTTAATTTTTTCATAGTTATTCATCGCCACCCCCTTAACACTGATACCTAAATTTGAGATAAACAAAAGGGAATATTTTTATATAAATATGTCCGGCATAATCATCCCCAGTATAGCCGCCATTTCTCCATTGGTCGCACCACTCCTTTAAAAAGAATGGCTGAAGAAACAATGGTAAATAATAATTGTAATGTGCTTTTTGTTTGTCGCCTTTTGGCTTTGTGGTAATACCTTCAAAATATGCAGCCATATCATCATTAAATGCTTGAAGAAATAAGTTAATAAGCCACCTTATAAGAAAATACTGTGGTTTATTTTCTTCAGGTTGAATAGGTTCACCATGCCAAAAGTCCATATCTTCAGTAAATTCTTCATGTGAAATAAAATTTGAACATTCAACACAAGAATCACAATCCAAACTGAACAACGGTTCTTCAAAATATATGCAATCTTTGCATTTTTCATTTTTACTTTCCATCTTTACCCCCTTGCTTCTTCCACTCCACAATGTTCAACTGTTCACCCAAATGTATTGCATAGACAGGTTTGTCAATATGCAAATCAGTTTCAAGCCCTGAAGGCAAGACTTCAATTTTTGTTATTTCAAAAAGCATTTGTTCTTTTCTGTTATAGCCTTTTGAAAAAAGCACTTTGTCAACCGCAGGTTTTGTTTTTTCTCCGGGTTTTGTTTCAAATATCCTTGAAGCCCAGCTTTTCTTCACTTCTCGATATTCAATATTTTTTTCACCGTTTTTGATTTTATCGAACCACACGCTTTTCAACACAAGATCAAGAACCCTGTTTTCTTTACTCATTTTTACCCCCTTTTGCAAGTGCATTTGCCGCAATTCTCATTGGCTGGCATGTGTCATCTAATGAACAAACACAATCAGAATTTGTGCTTATTTCTTGTAATGCGGTTTCATATATTTCAATTTTGCGTAAATCAGAACAATGTTCTTTTGTAAGTCTGATTGATTTTTTTGCAAGTTCTGCAATTTCTGAATAAGTTAAACCGCTGAAGTATTCATCTGCAAAAGGTTTAATTTTTTCTTTTGTTTGAATCAATTCTTGTTGTAATTCTTTGTTTTGCTGTACAACTGCATTATATTGATTTACTGCTGCTTGAAGTTTATCTTCAGCAAGTTGACTTAATGACAAATTCCCTGCCGCAGCAGTATTTGCTGCATTTACTTCCATGTAAACATTGCAAAGTTCTTTTTCTTTTGCACAAAGTTGTTCTTTAAGTTCAATCTTGTCTGCCGTTAAATCAGTAATGGCTTCATCTTTTATACTTAATAACTCATTCAAACTTTTATTCATATTCTGTAAAAGAACAATTCTTTCATTTAAACCTTTTATAACATCAGCCGTTGTTTTGCACTGTTTTGTTTCATAGCCTGTTATTCCATTATCAATATAAACTGCACCGCAGCTTTCACATTGAAAATTGCTCATCTAATCACCCCCTTAAAATGGAATTTCTTCTTCAGGTATCAAAGAATAATCTTCATAGTTTTCTGAAATTTGAACACCTGAAACGATTTTTAACACAAACACTTTTTGCCCTTTTGAAATTTTGGCAACACTTTCAGCATCTTTCATTGCTGCTTCATAACTGTCATATATTTTGCGTGGTTGCCCATGCTGTGGATTGAACACATAAAACTTGCCCACTCTGTTATTTGTTGCATGTTCTAACTGTGTTCTTAATTTTTGAATTTCTGCATATTGTTGATCAATAGTTGCTTCAAGGTTTTTTTCAACTTGTTTTATTTCTTCTTTGTATTGCCGTTCAATGAGTAGTGCATCGCCTTTTGCTTTTTGTGCGGCAAGTCTTGTTTGAAATACAATTTTTGCACTTTTTTTGCTTGTTTGTTTAAAATCTTCCCACATTTTGCTTGCTTTGTTCTGATTTTCAATGATTATGTCAAGTTTGTCTTGCCCTGTAATCTTTTTAAATAGTTCTTTAATTTTCATTTGTGTTTTCTCCTTCCTTTTTTAATGAATAAAATGTGTGTTCTGCTGTTATAATTTGCCGGTATGTCAATGTTGTGCCTTCCGGCACATTTGGAATATCAACAGCAAGTGGCACATCATTAAGAACTGAAATATTATGCTTTTCACAATATTCTTCATATTGTTTAAGCAAAATTTGCCAATTCTTCAGGCTTTTATCAATACTGCCCATAAGTGTTTGGTATTTCGCAGCCACTTTTTCAAGTGCAGCCTTTTGAGTTTGCAGCTTGTTGTTTTCTGCTTCTAACTCATTAATTTTTGCTTGCATTCTTTCAATTTTGTTCATCTTCCAGCCCTCAATACTTCTTGTGCAATTTTCTGCATTTCATCCCCTCTTTGCTTCCAATTCCTGAAATCACAATTTCTTGCACGTGCAATTTTTTTCAAAGCCTTTTCAAGGTCTGTATATGAAGGTTTTGCTTCAATTAAGCTGAAATCACCTTCAATATATTCAATTCCGGCAGTGCCAATTTCATCAAAGTCTTTGGGGTTGTGATTTTCTGCTGGTTCTAGTGTGCTAGTTGTTTCATACATTCTTGCTTTTGTATAGTGGTGAGTTCCATCAAAGATATAAAAATCAAGCATCAAGTTTTCTTCAATCTGCCCAGCATCATTTTTGGTTTTATACACCGCCGCTTCAATAATTTCTTCATAAGGCTTTTTGCTGCCTTTTAGAACATAAACTTTGCCATCTTCAAATTGTTTTACCATTCGTTTTTTCTCCTTTTTCTAATTCCTGTTTTAAAAACTTAAATATGTGTGCAATAACTTCAGCAGTCCAAGAATCAGCAATGCAAGCTGCTGCTTTGTTCCTGCTTAAAACTTTTGTATATCCATCAGGTAATGTTTGCAGTCTTTCAAGTTCGGTTTGATTGAAATATCTTGAAGAATTGTATTTGTCTTTTAAATCTTCAAAAACAATAGTGTGAAAACTCTTTTGATGCCGCCGCATCATATAATCTTTTTTATAAGAAGGTCTGCTTAAATTCCTCAAAAGACAATTTGATTTTTGCCTATCAGCAAAGCCGCTTGTTAAGATATCTTGCAAAAAAATCTTTTTGTCATTTGGTTGAGGTATCGCACAAGTAGGAAAACCAAAAATGTTATAGTTTTTATATCCTATATTTGTCCAATAAAAACGATTTCTTAACTGTGCAGAAACAAGACTACTATTAATATTTACAGGATAAATGCCCAATGCTTGTGAAATTATTTCAAAATCACGTGCAGGCATTTGCACATTTTCCAACAAAAAATATTTGGGTTTTAAAACATTTTTTGCTTTTACATATTCCCAAAATAAAGAACTTTTGCTACCTTCCAAGCCACAGCGGTTTCTGTTTGCACTTGATAAATCTTGACAAGGTGAACCGCCTATCAACAAATCACAATGCCCAATACTTTCCCAATAAAAATTTCTTACATCACCGCATTGTATTGTTGCAGGATAATGATATTGTGTTACTTTTATACTGTCTTTGTTTATTTCAAATGCAATGTATTTGTCAATCGGTATGCCTGCCATGTGAAGTGCAAGCTGTCCAACTGAAATGCCGTCAAATAAAGAAACAACCGTTAATGCCTGCACTGTCTTAACTCTCCAAATACCTGTTCAAAACTCTTATTGCAGCATCACAACCATGTGCAATACCCACCATATAACCTGCATCATCAAGCCTATGAATCCATTCTTCTTGTTCAGGTTTAAGTTTGCCGCCTTTTACCCTTTTCATTTCAATAAAGAAAACTTCATGGGTTTTGCTTCTGTTGCTGTGCAAAATAATCAAATCAGGAAAGCCTTTTTTCAGCCCCATAGCTTTTTGCCTTCTGATATAACCAAAGTGATTGAAGTCTTTTGTGCCGTCATCGTTTTTTTTAGGAATATACATCCCATTTTGTGTGCTTAAAACAATAATGTTGTTAGCTTCACAATAATTGACAAATGCAATCTGTTCTTCACTCTCTTTTGGTGTCGTGTTCTTTTTTGTTACCATTTCTACATCTCCAAATTGGGTGGTAAGGGGCAAAATGCCCCCTTCCAACTAATCAAATAGTCTTGTTTGCCTTGCAAATTTATCAATCTTTTCTTCAATTTCGGCTTGTTCTTTTTCAAGGTCATCAATTTCATTTTTTAATTTTGAAATATCATATTCCGCATCATCTGCTTTTTTACTATGTTCTTTAAGCAAATTTTGAATATTGATAATACTTTCAAAATTTTTGGTGTTATCTTTTAAACCTTTTAAATTTTCGGCATCAACATTAGAATGAAGGGCTTCTGAAACAATATCTTTGAGTTTCACAAATGGTTCATAATCAAGTGTGCTTGCCAAATCTCTGTGATAATCAACAGTGTTTTCAAGTTCTGCAATTTTGTCATAATTTGAACTTATGCAACGCTTAATTGTTTGAATCCTAAGCAAAGCCTTTTTTTCTTCAGCAGTGTTTGCAATAACTTCAGGCACTGCACTTTTTGCAGTTTCAACAATTACATTTGAATTGCCTGTTGTAGCTTCTGCACTCACTGCCCCTTCTTCTTTTGTGTTTGTATGGGGTTGGTTTGAAGGTTGTTCTGCATCTCCTTCAGTTTCTGTTCCATTTCCACTTGTGCTGCCTTCATTAGTATCTGCCTGTAATTCGGCATCTGTGTCATCAGAATTAATGCTGCATATCTGTTCATTTTCACCTGCCTTTTCTCCTGAAGGGGCATCAAACATTTTTTCAATGTTTTCTTTTAGTTTAGAATTGCTTTCTTTCAGTTCTTCATTTGCAGCTTCAACAGCTTCTAATTTTTCAGCAATTTTAGTGTTTTCTTCTTCAAGTCCTTCTGCTGCTTCTTGCATTGTCTGAATTGCTGCTTCTGCTGCCTTTTCAGTATTTTCTTTTTCTTCTGCACAAGCTGTTGTTTCAGCTTCAACTTCAGGACTGCCATCAAGATTTTCTGCAACCGTTGTATCAGTTCCTGAAACAACTTCTTTTTCAGGTGTCAAGTTTTCCTTAACAGTTGAATTTTTGGCAACTTCAAATTCTTCATAGATATTTGGATTGTCTAATTCGTTGCCAATGTACTGCCTTCTAATAAGGTTTTGCCCTTCTGTGCTGAAGTCAAAAGTTTCTGTTGAACCCACATGATGGATAACAAACCCCCTTTCAGCGGTTTTTACTACTCTGAAATAGGGGCAAATAAGCCCTTCTTCATAGTAAACATCACCTTCATAAACCGGACAGTTTCGCACACTGTCAAAGTAACCTGCTGCTTTTTTGTCTTTTGTCATTTTTTGATTTCCTTTATAACTGAAATAACTTCTGTTGAGATTGGTCAGCTTCCAACCTCTGTATAGATAAACTGTGATATTTTTCATCAATTTCAATCGCAATGAAATTTCTACCCAGTTGGCTACTAGCCAGTGCGGTAGTTCCTGAACCTGAAAAACAATCCAAAACCAAATCACCGGGCTGTGTAGAGTTGAATATTAAGTTTTTTACAATCGAAAGAGGTTTGATTGTTGGGTGTTCCCATATTCCTTTGTCTTTTACGTTCAGCCCTGTAACATAATATTTTTGTTTTGTTCTAAATTCACCGTATATTGGCACACCTTTTTCTCTGAAAAATAAGCAATATTCCGTATCAGATAAATATTTATTGTTACAAGTCGGTATTGGGTTTGTTTTATGCCAAGTTAATAATTCAGTGGCACACCCTCTTGCTTCAAAAAAGCTGATATATTGCCCTAATTGGTTTTTGTTGCACCAAATGTATATGTTTATTTTTTTCATTACCCTGCAAAGTTCAACTAAGATTGAATTATCAACACCGTTTGAAAGGGCGGTTAATTCATCGTGATAAATGCGATCGCCTTTGCCAAAACAGCCGCCTGAACCACCTGCATGGATTAAATAAGGCGGATCAGTATGCACCAAATCAACAGATTTGTCAGGAATTTCTTTTATAAGCTGGTAGCAATCACCAAGATGTATTTTGTTAATTTCAAGCATTTTTCACCCCTCTGTAACTTTCGTGTTTGAAGGTGAAAATTTCCGCCTGATCTTTTACCCTGTCCAATAATTTGCCTAATCGTGGCACTTTTTTCATGTCCACAATATCGCAGGGGTTATTGATTAAAATGAAACACTTGTTATCTTTATAAAGGTTATCAAACAGTGCTGTTGCAAGATTTATTTCTTTGTCATCTTTTATGTTAATGACAAATTCATCAATCATAATAAGGTCAAATTGTGCTAACCATTTAAGTATTTGGTCAATGGTTTCTGAAGAATCAAATGCTTTCGCATAATAACAACGTGTAACAATTTCATTCCAAGTTATTGATACACAATTAAACTTTGGCAATAAGGCTTTAATAATTGCATAACCTTCTGAAGTCTTGCCATTGCCAAATTCACCTATCATGTGAATGCTTGCACCGCTTTCAGGGTTAAAATCTGCAACATATTTTTTTGCAGCTGCAATGTTTTCTGTTCCCATAGCTTCAAGTTTGTCAAGTGTTATATCAATATATCTTTTGCCGATATTGGCATTTTTGAATTTCTCCTGAAGCCATTCTTTCCTTTTTTGTTCTTCCTTTGCTTTTTGTTCTTTTTCATAACAATCACAATTTGAAGCATAAACAATTCTTTTTACACCGTTCAGTGTTATTTCACAAGGCACATCTTCCTTGCCGCATTTGGGGCAAATGTGTTTTTTGCCTGCTTCTTTAATAATGTTTTCAATAATTTGCCCTGAACTTTGCCAATCACTATTGTTAATAACTGTAGCCATCGTCTTTATTTCCTTTTATTTGTGTATCTTCAATATTGCTGTCAAATTCACCCGATAAGACACCAGCCCAGTTGCCATCTTCAAGCAACCAGCGTAAGCCGGGCTGTTTTTTTACCCCATCAAAATCAAAAGTAATTTTTGAAAATTTCAAAACTAATGTTGGAATTAACTCTTTAAAATTTGGAATTTCGGCAGCAATTTCCACTAATTTAAGATGTTGTGCGTTGTTTAAAAAACAATCTCTTTTAAAAATCTTTTCATATTCTTCAGTAAATATTTTTTTATAAGGGTTTATATAAGGATCTATTTTAAAAATTTTTTCTTTAGTTGTTTTTAAAGAATCATCAGGGTTATATATATATTTATTATTATTTTCTTTTTCTTTATTTATACTTTCTTTAGGTGTGCCTGAATTGCTTTCTGCATCTGTGTTTCCAGCTTTCATTTCTTCGTTGTCAACTAAGTTTTCACTTAGCCCACAACTAAGGTTTTCCTTAGATGGCAACAAAGTTTCATTTTCAGTTTCTTCTGTTTCTTCGTTGTCAACTAAGTTTTCACTTAGTCCACAACTAAGATTTATGTGTAATAATTTTGCAAATTTTTCTTCATCAAATAATTTGTGAAAAGAAATTTTCCATTCATCAAAATTTTTATTCAAAGCAAATGTTTTATTTTCAAAATTGCAGGTAATTACTTTGTTTCTTTCAAGGTGTTTTAATTCTCTTTTTATATCGCCTTCATACACATAAGCTGTATTAAAAAGGTTTTGTGGTTTAATTTTTGCAGTTTTTTTATTGCAACCATAAGAAAACCTTATCAGCATCAAAAGAATTCTTAATTGTATTGGTGAAAAATCTCTTATAAAAAACTGTTCTAAAAGATTATTCACTATCTTTGTATAGCCATTTTTTAACTGTACGTTTGCCACTCTCTCTATACCTCAATTAACATATCTGTGCTTATTGGGGCGGTCAGTTTTTTTGTAAATTTGCAATAATCGCATTTGCCGCACCTTACCGGCTCGACTTTACCGGCTTTTAAATCAATAATTCTTTTAACATTCCCTTCTATTCCAAGCAGGGCTTTGTCCATATCACGCTGCTTTAAGCCAATGACTTCAATGTCAATGGTTTTCTGTTTATCAGCAGCAGCAATGGAAAACGGTACTTTTTCACCACCATAAACAGCTTGTTCAAGTAGTTGATAAATTGCCCCCTGAAGGTCATACCCCCAATATTCAATGAATGAAACAAACTGCCCCAAATCTTTGATCCAAAATCTTTTGTGTAAATCTTCAACAACTTTTAAATCAACAATACTGTTATAGGGGCTTTTTCTATTGTGGTAACTGTCAAGTTTACCCTTCCACATTGCCCCAAATAATTCAGCAGTCAGAATCACTTGTTTTTCACCGCTCATGCAAAGCATAAAGAATTCATCACGTTCAATTCTTTGAATAACTTCTTCAGCCTTTTGATAAGCAGCTTTTAATTCTGAATTTTTCTTAAAAAATTCGGGGTGTTTGGCTCTAAACCAATCAAGTGTGCCTTCAAAATGTGCATCAACGTATGAACCAACAAGCATTGCTGTGGTTGTTTCATCTTCCCATTCGCCACGCAATTTTGCCATTGCACGTGCTTCACAACCGGGTTTTCCAAGCGTGCCAATAAAATCTTTATATTGGCTTACGCTTAAATATTCCCAGTTTGCCTGTTGTGAATAGTAATTGCTTTCAGTCAAAAACACTTCTTACAACTCCCCATTCTTTGCAAGTGCTTGACAATTACGGCAAAGCGGTTTGCCATAATTTCTTCTTGAATATGAATCTTCTGCTTGATTGATTATTGAACCGCAGTTTGTACATTCATATATTGTTTCAATAGGTTCTTCTTTTTCGTATTCAGGCACGTCAGAATGCCCTTGAATTGAATTTTCTGTTTCTGATGCAATAACTGTTGCTTCGGGTTGTGAAAATTCGTTCTGTGGCATTTGGGCGGTCGTATTTTGAACATTTGTTGTAAGTGCTTGCTGATTATTTACAGGCAAAGCATTTGCAAAAGGGTTTCTTATTTCTTCTGAATTAGCAGAAACACCTGTTTTGTTGTTAAATTCAAAATCAGAACAAGTTGCATAAGCAATGGTTTGAGCAGAATTTTTAAAACTTTTTGCAACATTTTTCAATGTTCTTCTAAGAACGATTTTTTTATACATTTCACCCGGTGTTTTTTGGTAAGCAGGTGAATCTTTCGCTTTTGAAAAATTCTTTTTTATTTCTTCCAGTTCTTCAACTGTCATTTCTTCACCGATAGAAGAACCATCTGTGAATAATACTTGTGCAAATGCCCCTTTAATTTTTCCATTATTTAATGGAATGGGTTTAAAGAAGAACTTTACATTGCCATCTTCAACAATTTTTTGATATTCATCACCTTCCCTGATAACTTCTTTAATAGTGTTGAAAATCGGTTTGATGCTGTAAGTTTTGGCAATTTTATCTTCCCCTTTGTAATCGGTTTGGAAATTCAAATCATTTTTGCCTTCTTCTTTATTCCAATAAGGTATTGCATAGCATTCACCGCTTGCAAAATCTAAATCAAGCAAAGCCCCCTTCATTAAACAGGACACAACATCTTCTGCTTTGATTTTCATTAAATCTTGTTTTTTTATTCCTTTAAGCATTGCAATGCAATTCTGTTGGAATTTGGCAGCCTGAAAACCATCAGGCAATGCAGCCGCTTTTGCTGCAAGGGTAGTTGCAAGATTGCTTTCAACTGTCATTAAAAAATTTTCAATAGTTTTTTCATCTGTCATCTGTCATTTCTCCTTTTGTTAGTGCTTTAAGTTAGCCCTTTATGATGGGCTGTGAAAAATAACACAGCCCACGAAAAAGGCTAAACTGATGCAGGTTCTGCTTCAGCCCCTTTTCCTTCCCCTTTCTCCTCTGTAACAATCGCTTTGTTTATAACTTCTTTAACCGCCTTTAATACTTCAGGGGGTACTTCTGAAAGTTTTTTTGCGTTTCCGTCTGTAAGGTCTATTGCTTTAACTTTTACATTCGGCAGCTGTGAACTTGCATAATCTCTGCTATACAGGTGAAATTCTTCAATAGAAAATCTTTCGTGTTTTTGAATCTCATTTGCAAATTGAAGTGCAGCCTTGTCAATTTTTGTTGAACAGCTTTGCAAATACTGCCTGTTTGCTTTTGCATCTTCTTCAGTTTCTTCATAAACAAGTTTGCTCTTGTCATAGTCAATTACTTCTGCAAATTGAATTACAATTCTTTGCTGAACAAGTTTTTTACCCGGATGCTTACCTTCAAGAACTTCTTTGAAATAAGAACCTTTTGCATCCTGTGAAGTTTTGATTTCATTAATTAAGCTGTCCACATCATTTTGAAATTTTTCATGTCTTTTTTCAGCTTCTTTGTGTTCTTGTTCAATTTCTTCATTAAGAATGTCATCTTTTGTCATTTCTGTTTTCTCCTTTTTTCTTGTAGTGTGTAATCTATGAAATATCTAATGTCATACAGATCCGCTTCTGTTATGTTTAGCCGTTTAAAATACAACCTTGAAAACAGGTAACAAATTTTATACAGCCAAAGGACAAAATGCTTTGTCATAACTCAACCACTGTAAGTTCATTGTCATCAGTTGTTCTTGTTGCAATAAATTGAAGCCCTGAAGCCTTGCAACGGTCATATAAATGTTGCCTGTTAATTGGTGAAAGTTTTTCAACTCCATCAATCAATACAATTTGCAAGCCTGTTTTGTTTTTCAAAGCAATATCAACACAAAGGTCAAGTTTTTCACCTTCAGATAAATTGCTGATAGGTAAATCACCGTTTGGCTTTTTAATAAGCACTTGATCGCCGTCAATGCTCATTTCACCAAGTGGCATATTAGCTTCAGCAAGAATTGTTGCCGGTAAAGTTCTTGCAAGTTCAATTTTTCTAGTATATTCATCTGAATCAGCTTGCAGTTCAGCCAATTCATTATTCATTGCAAGCATTTTGTTATATTGTGGCAACTGTTGTTTCATTTTAAGTGCTTCAGCCGCTTCTTCTTGCAATGGCACGATGTTAATTTTTTGTTGTTGCAAATAAGGTTCAAATGCTTTCAATTCTTCATTGAATTGGGCAACTTGTTTTTCATAATTAGCTTCAATAACGGCTTTTTTATCTGAACAAACATCATTCAATGAATTTAATTCTTTTTGTGCGGAATTAAGCATTTCTTGAAGTTTTGCAATATCTGCTTTTAGTTCACCTTCTCTTTCTTGAAGCCCTTTAAGAAGCCTTTGTTCTTCAAGTTCTTTTATTGATTGAAAACCTCTTATTTTATTGTCATAATTGGCTTTTAAAGTTTCGGCTTTTTCAATCTGTGCATTGTGCTGCCTTGCTTTTTCAATTTTTGAATGGATTTCTTGTAAGTCGTATGCTTCCCATTTTGCAGCATTGAAATTTTCCGGCAATTCCTTCATTATTTCTTCAATAAAGGCTTTTTTATTCCTTATATCCCTGTTGATGTTTTGTCTTTGCTGAAAATAAAACCCATCTTCAGCGGCAATTTGCTGCAACACTTCAAGAATGTGTTTTTGATAATCAACCCCCTGTGGAATTTCGCCAAACCATTCTTTGATTGTGTTCAAATCCCAGTGATATTCGATAAGGTCAAGAATAATTCGGTTTTGTTCTTTTGAATCCATATTGATAAATGCAACCGGATTTAATTGCAATTCTGAAAAGATTTCAGACAGAAATGCTTCAGGGCTTTGAACTTCTTTGCCGTTCTGTTTAATGCTTTTGTAGTCTGTTTTATTAGTTCGGGGTTTTCTAGTTATTGTTAAACCTGAATCAGTTTCAATAATAATTTCGCCTTCTGTTTCGCCACGTTTAACAATACAATCCCTTGAACTTCTGTTTGTCAGTGCCAAACGGATTGCATCAAGTACAGATGTTTTTCCGGTGCCGTTGCCGCCTAACAATTCAATGCTTTTGGAATCAGCTTCAAATTCTGATATGCCAAAAAGATTTTTAATTAAAATTTTTGTAATCTTTGCCACGTCATTTTCTCCTATTTCGTAAATCTGTAAAATTCATCTAAAACATCGTTTGCCATATCAGCCAGCAGCATTGCTTTTGCCCTGTGTTTTGCACCGCTTTCAGTAGTCAAATAATTTTCTTCTTTTAAAATTGCATTAATCGCTTTGGGCAAATAGTATGCGTTATAAACGTGTTGTGAATTCTGTTCTTTTATTGCAATAACCACGTCAGAAAATTCTTCAGATAGAATTTCATTTTCTGTTTCATTAATGCAGGGCAATTTTCTTGCAATCCCCTTTATAAACTGAAGAACTATTTCAATTTTTGATTTTTTGAATTTTTTAAAACTTTTAGCCATTTTGTAAACCTCTTTTTTTGTTCATTTCGTACAGTTGGAAAACAACTTTTGCCATGTCAGTGATACATTCATCCAGTGTTGGTTCACCCGGTTGAATTGTGAAAATAAAATTTGGTTTTTTTCTTTTTTTCTCGTATTTCGCCATTGTTTTCCGTTTTCAGGCACGAAAACTAAGCCCCTGAATAGGATGCTGTTTTTGTGCTATAATTCAAATGAAAAAATTAATTTTTGGGCTGCTGGTTTTATCTAGCAGCTTTTTTTATGAATAAACTACATTTTCAAATTTTGGTTTTTTGAATATAGAGTTTGCCCAGTTTATTGCATCTATCTTGTGCGTGAAAGTCCTACTATAATTCAATTCATCTATTGTCAGGTTAGTTTCTGTGTCGTTCCACTCACAAATAGAAATAATAATTTCTTTTTCCATCCTCATTTCTCCTATAAGTTCAAATTTGTGAAGCCTTTTTCAACCATAAAGGTTTTCAAATCTTCTTCAGCTACTCTGTAACGGTTTCTTTTCATGGTGGCTTTTAATTCGCCTGTTTTTATGTATCTACGGATTTGTTGCTCACCTATTGGAATAACTTTTGTTATATCCTCAATGCCGTATTCCTTAACATTTGTCAATAAAGGTTGCAAAATTATTCTCCTTTCTTTATTATAAGAATGTATAACTTTTGATAAGAAAATAATAAAACAAGTGTTCTCATTTGTCAAGTAAAATATTAAATAATGTTCACATTTGTCAAATAAAGGATTGAAACAATGAATATAAAAGAACTCCACAAAATAATAAGTGATGAAAAAAAAGAAGTAATAAAGAAAAGTGAATTAGCAAAGGCATTGCAATTTTCACGTGAATATATTGGGCAATTATTCAAAACAGATAATAAACAAATTGCACTTGACAGAATTGAACTTGCTTCTAAGTATTTTGATATTGATATAAAAAAATTAACCAATTTTCAAAATGAGGGGCATGCTTCTGAAATTACACAAAGCAATTTATTGAATACGATTAAACAATTTTATTCTATTGATGAAAATGATATGCACACAGTTGAAAAATTCCTTAATTCCGGCAATTTCCGTTCTTTGGTTAAAATTTTGCATGGTGCATTGGAAGGTGATCAGCAAAAAGTTGATGCAGTTATAAATATATTAAATGTTTCTGAATTAAGAAAAACTTTTATTGAATAAGGGGTATAAATATGAAAAAACTATTATCTTTTCTTATTATTTTCACTTTTATAATTACACCAAGTCTTGCAGCACAAAAAGCTGTGAAGTATGAAGCAAGGCAACTGCAATTACAAAGTCAGTTAAAAAATAGATACAGTGCCTTTGAAATATCTTTCACAAATCAAGGAAATGATGCAATTAGAGTGGATCATATAAAGTGTTATAACAAAATAAATGTTGTTGATACCAGCACCGATACAAAATTAAAAAAATCAACAAAATGGGCATTGGGCTTGTGTCCTTTTACTTTGGGATTGTCTTGCCTTGCAGCAATGCCTGATATAAACAAACAAAACCAACAGGTCAGCTTGATTTTAGATGAACAAAAAAGATATGCACCTGTAGCAGATTATTTTTCAAATAATGATGGTTTAGTAACAAACAATGAAACACTTTTGCCGGGTGAAAAAGTAAGATATAACTTATTAGTTCCTTTGAATGAAAAGCCCCAAATCAGTGCTTCTTTTCAGAACTTAAAAACTTATAAATTTATAAATGTTACAGAAGAACAATAAAGGTTTTTATGGCAAAACAGCAAGCAGTTATATATGTAAGGGTATCAAGTAAAGAACAGGAAGAAGGTGGGTTTTCAATACCTGCCCAATTAAAATATTTGAAAGATTATGCGGCAAGAAACAATTTTGAAATAATTCACATTTTTGCTGAAAGCACAACTGCAAAGGAAGCAGGCAGAAAAGAGTTCACAAAAATGCTGAAATTTTTAAGGACACAAAAAAAAGCCTGCCATCTTTTGTGTGAAAAAAATGACAGGCTATTAAGAAATGAAGATGACGCAGCAACTGTGAAAAATCTGTTTATGAAAACAGAAGTTTCTGTGCATCTGGTAAAAGATAACATGATTTTAAATAAAAATTCTACACCGTATGAGATTTTTATTTTTATGATGTTTTCAGCAGTTTCTTCTTTATATCCAAGAAATCTTTCAAATGAAGTTAAAAAAGGAATGATTGAAGCCGCTGAAGAAGGACATTTTCCGGCACGTGTTCCAATCGGCTATAAAAACCATAGAACCAGCAAAAAGAAAACAACAATATTAGTTGATACAGACAAAGCACATTTTGTTATAAGGGCTTTTGAATTATATTCAACTGGTTTATATTCTTACGAAACGCTTGCACAAAAACTTGCTTCAGAAGGGTTCATGATAGGCAAAAGAAAATGCTATAAAAGGAATATTGAACTTATCTTAAACAATCCGTTTTATATGGGTGAATTTAATTATAAAGGCAAAAGGTACTATGATGCAAAGCACACACCGCTTATTTCAAAAGAATTATTTTATACTGTTCAAAAATTAATTCATTCAAGAACTTCACCGCACCTGAAAAAGCACGATTTCTTATATTCAGGACTTATAAAATCCCCAAATGGTTATTCTCTTGTTGGTGATATTAAAAAGGGCAAATATATTTATTACAGAAGCACTGATGTAAAAGACAAGGGGCTTAAACTTCTTAAAGAAGAATACGTTGATGAAATGGTTGAAACAATGCTAAAAAATATTAGCTGCCCACCTGAATTTGTTGAAAATGTAATGAACACATTAAAAAGCATGCTTCAGGGTAAAGAAAAATATGAAACAAATTCGCTCGAAGAAATGCAAAAGAAAATAAATGTTTTGAAAAAACGATTGAATCAGCTTTATATTGATAAACTTGACGGCACAATTACTGAAGAATTTTATTTTGATAAGCATGAAGAATGGCAAACTGAACTTGATGAACTCCGGGTTCAATTTGATTATTTAAGCTCTGAATCTGATGAAATTCTTGACCGGGCTGAAACAATCCTCACACTTTGCAAAAACGCTTACAGCGTGTATATGAAGAACAATAACGAACAAAAACGCATTCTGTTAAAATTACTTACCTCACACTTTTTGTGGGATGGTGAAAACCTGACAATAGAAGTAAAAAACACTGTCAAACCAATGTTCAACAGTGTTATTTTCAATATGGTGGGCGTTAGAAGACTCGAACTTCTGACATCCTCCTTGTAA